CTTCCTGTTACCCTAACTGAGTTACCATTTTGTCTTAGCATAGTGAATTTCTTTCTAAAATTTTGTGCTGATGCTGCTGCTATTTTTCGTCCTCTTATTATATTTGCTTTTCTTTTTCTGTTGTTTGGCAATCTCTTACCTTTGACTCGTGGTTTTCTCGGATTTTTAGTTGTTTTATTAGTTTGTTTATTTAGATTACTTACCAATTTGTTAAGGTTGCTGCTCATTTTAAAAATTTGTTACGCCCACTAGGGATTTGAGTTCTTCTGTGTCAAATTCGTTATTGATTTGTTGATTAATGAATTCATATTCCTTTTTCGTATTTATTTCTGTTCTTACGTTGTACTTGGCTTGCATGTTATCCCAATATTGTGTATATATAAGATCCTCATAGTTATCTCTGCCTTTTATTTCCATTAGATCTCGCATCCTTAAATTGTAGTACTCATCAAATCCGAAGTCATATGTATTCATCTTCTTTTTAGATTTTTGAAGTCTCTGGAACTCTTTGTCTGCTCTTTTTCTAAATCCTGGGTCATCGTGGTATAAATTATATAGATGCTGGGCTTCGAGTATGTGGGCTCTTGCCATTATGTCAAAGATTTCAATATTTTGGTAGGATGATTTATATGCTACTGATTGTTGTATGTGGTAATTGATTAGTTTGTACTTAGAGTATGTCTTTGGTTTTATTGAATACTGTGAAATTGTGAATAATTTCTTTGGATCTCGAGTTAATGTGATTCTCTCATATGTATCATCAAGATACCAGCTTCGTAATGAACAGAATTTAAATGATGACAAATCTCCTATGTCTAAAAACTTGCATATCTGGCCTATTCCATATTGTCTATTATCATATATCTTAAATTTCCCCTCTGGTTTCTTTAAAAAGTATTTGTCATATATTGCTTGTATTAATTGATCTGGTATACGTTGTTTATATAATACTGAAAAATCATCTCCTTTTGAAAATACTATGAAATCATCTCCATATTTTAAACCTTCCATTTCATTAACGTAAATGTTATACATTGCCATTCTTATAGTGTTAGCTAATGTGGTGTCTGAATCTCCTGAGAATACAGTTCCTAACACTTTATAACTGAGGTACGTTTTTGGTTTACCGTCCTGATGATATTTTACATCCATGGTTTTGTAATGCAAGTTTGAAATTGTCTGGAATTCTGATTTGGGTACATGGTATACTTTGTCTTTGATTCTATTGTATATATACCTATCTAATGCTTTAAGACTGATATCTTGAGAGTTATCAAATGCTGAACCATCCCCTTCAACTACCTTTGTGAATCCTTGGGCTGCATAATTATTTATTTTGTCTGCCATCTCTGTTAAATTCATTCCTCCGCAGTATCCATTCAGGTGTTTGGCACATATCTCCTCCAATTGCCAACATATGGGTCCCATGGTGTATTTTATTCGTTGTGGAATACTGCATACCATTCTTGGTTTTCCATCAGCTGGTTGTAATTCTGCTTTGACAATGGCTTCATAGTGAGTGGTTAGTATGTGTTCTGCTTCTTCTTTTGTATAGGTTAAATCAAATATGTCTGGGTGTGTGTAATACATCATTATAGGGTCTATAGCTCTTTGCTTATTACCTGAAAGATGGTTGTACCATTGGGTTACATCATATGAAAAATTATCAAGATAGGTACCTATTTCTTCTTCAATTCTATGTGTGGCATATTCTATGAATGACTTTGCTATTTTACTCTTAGGGTTAGGTGCTGTTTTCATCTGTCTTTTGGCTGCTGCAAATAGTGTTTGTTT